CCTTGTATGTGCGAGTATTTTTGGTATAAAGGGTACACAAATTTTCAGAAATGGAAAAAAATAATTAAGGAGATAAAAAATGGCAAATAGAAGATTTAATACACAGACAACTCAACCTTTAGCATCAGGCGGAAGAGCAAAAGCTATGGGTGGAGGAACAATGAGAAAAGACATGAGATCTGGTTACTATCCATCAGACATGGGCATGGCAGGTGGTGCTATGTACAAAAAAGGTGGAAAAGTTAAAAAGAAAAAACAAGGTTACAAAGATAGAAAAGACGAATCTATCGCTATGAGAATCAGAAAAAAAAGAACTAAAAAACAATTAAGAGCTTCAGCTAATGAGTCTTATGGTAAGTTTGGTTCTAAAGCGAAGAAGTCTGGAAAAATTAATAAATAATGATTAAGAAATTTATTAATAAAATAAAAACAATCTTTATCCCATCTAGACAAGGGACAGAAGATTGCAATCACGAAAACAACGCGACAAGAAAAATAAAGTATTGTCTCGATTGCAACAAAGTAATACAGGAGTATTAACATGGCAAAACGTGGGTTATACGCAAATATTCACGCAAAGCGAAAAAGAATCAAAGCGGGTTCTGGTGAAAAAATGAGAAAGGTTGGGTCTAAAGGCGCTCCTACAGCTAAACAGTTTAAAAGAGCAGCAAAGACAGCAAAGAAAAAATAATTATGGCTAGTGCAGCTTGGACTAGAAAAGAAGGTAAGAATCCATCAGGTGGATTAAATAAAAAAGGTGTTGCTTCTTATAGAAGAGCAAATCCTGGTTCTAAATTAAAGACTGCTGTTACAACTAAACCATCTAAATTAAAGAAAGGATCCAAAGCCGCCAACCGTAGAAAGAGTTTTTGCGCGAGGATGGGCGGAATGAAAAAAAGATTAACATCCGCTAAAACTGCAAGGGATCCAAATTCAAGGATTAATAAATCTTTGAGAAAGTGGAACTGTTAATGAAGACAGCAATACTAGACGCTCTCGAGGCTAGATACGATGCACAAATAGCTGAAGCAGATGCTACCATTAAAATATATTTAGAAAATTCTGTAGGTATTGGGGAACACCCACAACATATAGATGAGATAGATAAACAATTTCAAAAAATTGCAGATGCTCAAGAAAAGCTACAAGCAATTAAAGATTTTAGGGAGCCTAGAAATGCCCTTTAAATCCGAAAAACAAAGACGTTATCTATACAAAAATGAACCTGCCATAGCAAAAAAATGGACTAAAAAATATGGTAGTAAAATAAGCAAACCAAAGAAAAGGAAAAAGAAATAATGGATGAAATGACATTTATAGATAAAATAAAAAAAATAATAAAGATGAGACATGATGATATAGTATCAGCAATGGCGTCTGGTGGTGTTGACAATATGGAAAAATACCAGTATATGCTAGGACAGATACGAACGTATCAGTATTTAAATCAGGAAATATCCACCCTGCTAAATAAAAAGGAGCAAAATGAACAAGACGGAACAGTTATCAACATCAACTCAAAAACCAAAGATTGAGTTACCAAATAAAGAATTAGTAGGTGTAAAACCAACTAAGAAAAAAGAAATTAACGAATCTTCAAAACTACCAAATCCAACAGGTTGGAGAATTTTAGTTTTACCTTTTAAACAAAAAGAAAAAACTAGTGGTGGAATTATTCTAGCAGACGATACAATAGAAAGATCACAAGTAGCATCAACTTGCGGTTTAGTATTATCCATGGGCCCGCACTGCTATGACAAAGAAAGATACCCAGAAGGTCCTTGGTGCAAGAAAGGTGATTGGATTGTATTTGCAAGATACGCCGGATCACGAATTAAAATAGATGGGGGTGAGATAAGACTTCTAAATGATGATGAAGTTTTAGCGACCGTGGAAAACCCTGAAGATATATTCCACGAATTTTAATAATCATAGGAGGAACTATGCCAGACGAAGAAAAAACAGTTAATCTTGATACATCCGGACCGGGTGCAAGAGTAGAACTGCCAGAAACAGAAAATGAAGAAACAAAAACATACGAGAAAAAGGAAAATAAAAATGAAGCAAATGTTGTATACGATGATCAGCCCGCTGACTCATCTGAGAAACCTAGTGAGCAGTCTAATGTTCGAGATGAAAAGAACGAAGGCGGTGAGGTTACACAGAAAACTTCTGAAGAAGGGAGTGATAAGCAACAAGATAACACAAAGGAAGTTGAAGAATATTCTGAAGGAGTTAAGAAAAGAATAGCTAAACTGACTAAGAAAATGCGTGAAGCTGAAAGACAAAGAGAAGAAGCTATCGCATTTGCACAACGAGTTAAACAAGAACGGGATCAATTTGAAGCTAAGTCAACATCTTTAGATAAAAACTATGCTACCGAAATGGAAGGTAGAATTTCTTCTTCTTTAACAGCAGCCCAAGAAAAATTAAAAGCTGCAAGACTAAATGAAGATGCTAAAGCTGAAGTAGAGGCTTTAACTCAAATATCTCAGTTAGGTTATGAACAAGGTAAATTAGCAGAAATAAAGACTCAACATCAAATGGAGGAAACTGCTGCTAAAGAAAAACCTGTAAGAGCCCAACAACCTATCCAACAACCAGCTCCAGTAGACCCTAAAGCAGAAGCTTGGGCTGAAAAAAATGATTGGTTTGGTAAGGATAATGCTATGACTTACACAGCATTCGATCTACACCGAAAATTAACGGAGGAAGAAGGTATGGATCCACAATCTGATGAATATTATGCAGAAGTGGATAAAAGAATAAGACTTGAATTTCCCCACAAATTTGGTAATAGTGTAGAAAAACAGACTAGTAAACCTACACAAAACGTTGCCTCTGCAACGCGTAGTACAAAGACTGGTCGCAAACAAGTGAGACTCACATCTTCTCAAGTCGCAATAGCGAAAAAATTAGGTGTGCCACTAGAAGAGTATGCGAAACAACTTATAAACACGAAGGAGGTATAGGCATATGAATACAAAGAAACCAACTCGTGCGAGCCAAGTAAAAAGTGATACAACAAAAGTTGAATCACAAGCAAAAGCGGTTAAACCGAAAATGCAAAATAAACCTTGGACTCCACCATCGTACTTAGATACGCCCAACGCGCCAGACGGATTCAGACACAGATGGGTCAGGATAGAAGTCTTGGGATTTGTTGACACGAAAAACATACAAGGACGCTTAAGGTCCGGGTATGAGTTAGTAAGAGCCGACGAATATCCTAATGAGGACTTTCCAGCAATCACCGACGGCAAATACGCAGGGGTTATCGGGCACGGAGGCCTAGTGCTGACTAGGGTACCGGAAGAGATCGCACGGTCAAGACAAGAGTATTTTGCACAACAAGCGCAAGATCAACAGGCCGCAATCGACAACGATCTTATGAAGGAACAGCATAGGGGAATGCCTATCGATATTGATATGCAAACTCGTACGACCTTCGGTGGCAAGAAAAGTTAAAAATTTTTAACACTTCAACCCAGCGAATAAATTAACCGTGAGTGGAGGCCCGCAAGGGTAGCTCACATAAGGAGAAAACAACTATGGCTAATAGTTCATCAACTGGGTTTGGATGCAAACCCATTAAAATGTACGGCAATGGTTATGAAAACATGGGTTTAGGTGAATACCCTGTTGCAGCGTCTTCATCTGCGATATACTTTCAAGATTTAGTATGTCAAGCAGCTAGTGGATATGCTGTGGTAGGAATAGCTGGTACTGAAGATATTATCGGCTCTCTAAACGGTGTTTTTTACACTGATGCTACTACATCAAAGCCTACGTTCCAGAACTACCTACAAGGTAGTAATACTGCTACTGATATTGTTGCTCTTGTTAACGACAGTCCGTTACAACAGTACGAAATCAGAAGTAACAACACTGGAGCTTCGGCACAAACAGACGTTGGTAATACAGCTGATATTGCATATAGTGCAGGTGGATCACCTAACTATGTGTCAGGAGCGACTCTAGATGATTCGACTCTTAACAATAACGCTGACCAACAAGTTAAAATAATAGGTGTCTCAAGAGACCCGGAAAATAGTGACCTTACATCTGCGAATGTAGTATGGAGAGTTATTATTAACCAGTCGTTCTTCTTGGATACTACAGGGGTATAAGGAGGATAATATGGCTATATCACGTAATCAACTAGTTAAAGAACTAGAGCCAGGTTTGAATGCCTTATTCGGCCTGGAATACAAACAGTATGAAAATCAGTCAGCTGAAATTTATACTACAGAGTCATCTGACAGAGCTTTTGAAGAAGAAGTTATGTTGTCAGGTTTCGCTCAAGCACAAGTAAAACCAGAAGGTTCAGGTGTTACATACGATAATGCTCAAGAAACTTTCACAGCTAGATACACTAACGAAACAATTGCGTTAGCGTTTGCTATCACTGAGGAAGCTATTGAAGACAACTTGTATGATAGACTTGCTTCTAGATATACAAAAGCTTTAGCAAGATCTATGGCTCAAACTAAACAAGTAAAAGCAGTTAGTCCATTAAACAATGGAATGCCTGGAGGAACTTTCAATTCAGGTGACGGTGTTACTTTATTTAACACTGCGCATACTACTATTGCTGGATCGTTTTCGAACACTCTAGCAACTGCTGCAGACTTAAACGAAACATCTTTAGAGCAGTCTTTAATTGACATTGCAGCTCTTACAGATGAAAGAGGTTTAAAAATCGCAGCTAAAGGTATGAAAATGATCATTCCATCTGCACTACAATTCACAGCTGAAAGACTTATGGCTTCTGCTGGTAGAGTTGGAACTGCTGATAAT